TCGCTGCGTTCTTTCTACACGGAAGACGCTGGTTACGCTCTGGCTCGTCGTATCGACACCGATCTGGTTCAACTGGGCCGCGCTTTCAACGGCGCTACCGTTGGCACCGACGACTACGCTACCGCTGCTAACAGCACCAAGGCGTTCATCGGCTCCGACGGCACCACCGCCTACAACAGCAACTCTTCTAACGCTGCTGCTCTGACTGATGCTGCTATCCGCCGCACCATCCAGCGCCTGGACGACAACGACGTTCCTATGGACGGCCGTTTCTTCCTGATCCCCCCGTCTAGCCGTAACACCCTGATGGGTCTGGCTCGCTACACCGAACAAGCCTTCATCGGCAACGGCGATGCGATCCGCAACGGCGAAATCGGTCAACTGTACGGCATGGCCGTCTTCGCCTCCACCAACGCCGACACCGGCGCTGGCAACTCTGGCGCTGACCGCATCTGCCTGATGGGCCACCGCGACGCTATGGTGCTGATCGAGCAACTGGGCATCCGCTCGCAGACCCAGTACAAGCAGGAATACCTGGGCACGCTGTTCACCGCTGACACCATCTACGGCGTCAAGGCTCTGCGTACCTCGGCTTCCAGCTCGGCTTCCAACGCCTCTGCCGCCTACGCCCTGGCCGTTCCGGCCTAATGACTAGCCCCCTAGCCACAAGCTGGGGGGCGTCTTTTTAAGGAGATTGATATGGCTGCTGCTACCGCTGTTGTTTCCCGTCGCGGGAATGACCAGTTCCGGGGTCTGTTTACGGACACTTGGGACGTTTCTTGTACCCTGGACTCGGCCTCTGTGGCTGACCAGGGCGCTGCTACTGACACCGTGACCGTCCCCGGCGTTGCCCTGGGCGATATGGTGCTCGGCATGTCTGCTGGCGTTGACGAGGCTGGCCTCGTGCGCCGCGCTTACGTCTCTGCCGCTAACACGGTGACGATTGCTACCACCAACACCACCGGGGGCGCTGTCAATTTGGCATCCACCACCGTGCAACTGGTGATCGCTCGCGCTGTGATCTAAACCACAGGGGGCCTAGCGCCCCCTGTTTTTCTAGGATTCATATGGCTACGTTTCGCTGCCTCCAAAGTGGTAATACGGTGACGTTCACTCTCCAGCACGACATTGATTCCATGCGCGGGCACTCCGGCTACGTCCGTGTTGACGAAGCGCAACCGGACACCCAAAATGAGCAGCGCGTAGACACTCCGTTTACCGCACCGCAACAACCCGTTCGTCCCCGCGGACGGCCCCGTAAAGAATTTACCCTTTAAGGACTAATCATGTACGGAAAAGCACCCAAAATGTCCAAGCCCAAAGCCCCGACTAAGAAGCCTGCCGGTATGCCGATGGCGCCCAAGCTGCCCGTTCGCGGTCAGCGCACGATGACCAACAAGATGACTCGGGGAAAGAAATAATGTCTACCTTTCAACTCGATCCAAACAACGTGGCGATGGGTGTACCGAGCTTTGGTACCACGCAGATTTTTACCGTCACCAACTCCAGCGTTCAATCAACCGCATTTGGCGCAAATACCACCATGATTCGCTTGGCTTGTTCGTCGGGCCATTGCCATATTGCGATTGGTGCAAACCCAACTGCAAACCTTACGACATCGGCCATGATCCCCAATAATTTTTCTGAAATTGTTCGGGTCACCCCAGGCCACAAGATCGCGGTTATCAAGGACGCTGCGGTTACTACGGTAACACTTTCTGTGACGGAATTGGTATGAAAAAGACCAAAGCCGAAAAGAAGATCAGCAAGGTTATGCGCGAGTACAAGTCGGGCACCCTGCACTCTGGCAGGGGTGGCCCGGTCGTCAAGTCGCAAAAGCAAGCGGTGGCTATTGCTCTGTCGCAAGCTGGAAAGGCGAAGAAAAAATGAAGCCCGGTCTCTATTCAAATATTAACGCCAAGCGCAAACGCATCGAAGCCGGCTCCGGCGAGAAGATGCGTAAACCCGGCACCAAGGGCGCTCCTACGCCTGCGGCCTTCAAGCAGTCTGCCAAGACGGCCAAGAAGAAGCCATGAAGACGCCCGCCTGGACGCGCAAAGAAGGAAAATCGCCCTCTGGCGGCTTGAACGCCAAGGGGCGATCATCCTATAATGCTGCTACCGGCGGCAATTTGAAAGCCCCGGTGAAGTCGGGCGACAACCCTCGTAGGGCCTCCTTCTTAGCGCGTATGGGCAATATGCCTGGGCCGGAGTACAAGGATGGCGAGCCAACTCGACTTCTCTTGTCCTTGCAGGCTTGGGGCGCATCGTCCAAAGCAGACGCCAAAGCGAAGGCTAAGGCGATCTCGGCAAGGAACAAGAAATGACGTACCTTGAGATGATCAACGATGTGCTCACGCGCTTGCGTGAGACGCCTGTCTCCACCAGCGGCGAGACGACGTACTCGGCGTTGATCGGCAAGTTTGTAAACGACGCCAAGCGCCAAGTTGAGGACGCTTACACTTGGAATTCACTTGAGCAAGTGATCCAAGTTAACACGGTTGCGAACACCTACGTCTACTCGCTCACTGGCGCTGGCCAGAAGTTTCGTCTGGAAGACGCGATCAACGTCACCTCCAACGTGACGCTGCGTAACATCTCCTACGAGTGGATGAACCGTCGCCAGAACTTTGCGACGCCCGTCTACGGCATCCCGTCCGAGTTCATCTTCGACGGCGTTGACGGCAACGGCGACGCCAAGGTGACTCTGTACTCGCGCCCGGACGGTGTCTACAACTTGCAGTTCACGCTGAACATCCCGCAAGCACCTCTGACTTCTGACAGCACTTCGGTCTTGGCCCCGGACGTTTTGATCGTTCAGAACGCCTACGCCCGTGCATTGGCCGAGCGCGGAGAAGACGGGGGGCTGACTTCCTCGGAAGCCTATCAACTGTATCGCCTGATGCTGTCCGACTACATCGCTTTGGAAGCATCGCGCTTTCCTGACTACGACGCATTCCAAGCCGTATGAGCGAAGCAATCTCCACCTACAGCATCTCAGCGCCGGGTTTCTACGGCCTGAACACTCAAGATTCGCCTCTTGATTTGAATGCTGGCTTTGCCTTGGTGGCCAACAACTGCATCATCGATCAGTATGGCCGCATCGGTTCGCGCAAAGGGTGGACTCGCGTTAACTCCAGCTCGGGCAACCTGGGCGCTAACGACATCGGCGTGATCCATGAGCTGGTGCAGACGGACGGCACGACGACCGTTCTGTTTGCCGGAAATAACAAGCTGTTCAAGCTCGATGGCTCCAACGCTGTCTCCGAGCTGACTTACGGGGGTGGGGGTACCGCCCCGACGATCACGGCCAGCAACTGGTCGTGCGCTTCGCTCAACGGAATCACCTATTTCTTCCAAGAAAACCACAACCCGCTGATCTTTGATCCGGCAGTGAGCACGACGACGTATCGCCGTGTGAGCAAGAAGACGGGTTACGCTGGCACGGTGCCGTCTGGCAATATCGTCATCTCGGCTTACGGCCGTCTGTGGGTGGCTGACACGACGACGGACAACACGACCGTGTCGTTCTCGGACATTCTGGCGGGCCATATCTGGACGGGCGGCACATCTGGCACGCTGGACATCAACCGCGTCTGGCCTAGCGGTGCGGACAACATCTCTGGCCTTGCGGCTCACAACAATTTCCTGATCATCTTTGGATCGCGTCAGATTCTGGTGTATTCGGGAGCGACTACGCCTGCCTCAATCACGCTGTACGACACGGTGGGCGGCATCGGCTGCATCGCCCGCGATTCGATCCAGAACACGGGCAAAGATGTCCTGTTCCTGTCCAACTCTGGCGTGCGCTCGTTCGCCAGGACGATTGTGGAGAAGTCGGCCCCGCTGGGTGACTTGTCCAAAAACGTCCGCAGCGACCTGATGAATATCATCAGCGGCGAGACGCTGGCGAACATCAAATCGGTGTACTCAGAGAAGGAAGCCTTCTATTTGCTGACGCTTCCGTCGGTCAAAGAGGTGTATTGCTTTGACACCCGCGTGCAGTTGCAAGATGGGTCTTTCCGCGTCACGACCTGGGACTCGATTGAGCCGACCGCGCTGTTTTCCCGTAAAAATGGCGATGTACTGGTTGGAAAGAATGGCTACGTCGGAAAGTATTTCGGCTATCAAGACTACACATCCGCTTATCGGATGCAATACTTCACGAACCACGCCGATCTGGGCAATCAGAACGTCACTTCGATCTTGAAGCGCCTGAAGGTCATCGTGATCGGCGGCTCAAACCAGTTCGTTACGGCCAAGTGGGGCTTTGACTTCTCGGCCAACTATCTGTCGGCCAACATGTCGATCCCGACGCAGGGCGAGTCGGAGTACGGCATCGCTGAGTATGGCGCTAATGGTGTCCCGGTGGCGCAGTACGCAGACGGTGTTGCACTGCAACAGCTTCAGACGCCGGCCAGCGGCAGCGGCAAGGTCGTGCAAACCGGCTACGAATCCAACATCAACGGCGCTTCCATGTCGATCCAGAAGATCGAGATCCAGGCTAAAGAGGGCAAGGTATCATGAGTAACTACGTTCAGAGCACAAACTTTGCGACCAAGGACAACCTGTCCTCTGGCGATCCGCTCAAGATCGTCAAGGGCACGGAAATCAACACCGAGTTTGCCAACATCTCTATCGCTGTAGCTACGAAAGCCGATTTGGCGTCGCCTACGTTTACTGGATCGCCTGTTCTTCCGACCGGAACGACTGGCGTCACGCAATCGTTTGGCAATAGTTCAACGGCGCTGGCCACGACGGCGTTTGTGCAAGCTGCAATGGCGGCTCTACATCCCGTCGGCTCAATCTACATTAACGCCACTAACAGTACCAATCCTGGCACGTTGCTGGGGTTTGGTACTTGGTCGGCGTTCGGCGCTGGCCGCGTACCTGTTGGCTTTGATTCCGGCAACGCACTATTCGACACCGCCGAAGAGACTGGTGGTAGCGCGGATGCTATTGTGGTCAGCCACACTCACACTGCAACGTCTACGGTTACCGATCCCGGCCACCAGCACTCATTAAGCAATAGTCAAGCTGCGGCTGAAACTGGCGGTTCTCGGGAAGCACAGTGCGCGACTGGATTTACTGGTAGAAATGGTTTTACTGTTGCATCGTCTACTACCACTGGTATTACGGTGGCTACGACGAACAGCTCCACCGGCTCCTCTGGCACCAACGCCAACTACCAGCCGTACATCACTGTATATATGTGGAAGCGGACGGCGTGATTACGCATCACTTCAGCGACGGCCTGTACGCCAAGGAAACCCAGTTTCCTGCCGGCGTTGCCATCTTGAAGCATGTGCACGACTTTAGCCACCTGTCGATTCTGGCTAAGGGCAAGGTCGCCGTGATGAAGGGCGAGGACGTTGAGATTGTGGAAGCGCCTGCTTGCATTGAGATCAAAGCAGGGCTGACGCATGGTGTGAAAGCGCTAACTGATTGTGTTTGGTTTTGTATCCATGCGACGGACGAAAAAGATGCGTCCAAGGTGGATGAAATTTTGATTGGAGCATGATATGCCGTGGATTGGTGGAGCAATCGCAGGTGGTGGCGCGCTGTTAGGCGGTCTGTTGGGTGGCAGTTCTGCGGCGCGCGCCGCCCAAACGCAAGCCGACGCGCAGCGCGATGCCGCTCGAATCGCCGCCGAAGAGGCGCGCTTTCGCCCGGTAGGCATCACGACGCGCTTTGGCCAGTCGAACTTCCAGTACGGCCCGGATGGCCGTGTCTCAGGGGCTGGTTACGAGCTGCGCCCTGAGTTCATGGGTATGCAAAACCGCCTGCTGGGGCTGGCTGGTCAGGGTCTGACTGAAGCCGAGATGGCGCCTGGGCGGTATGCGCCATTATCAGCAGCAGCGCCTCGCCTGTTTAATTTGGGGGAAACCTATCTGGCCGAAACGCCCGAACAGGTCGCGCAAAAGTACATGCTGTCGCAGCAAAACCTGCTGGCGCCAAGCCGAGAGCGGCAACTTGCTGCAATCCAGAATCAAAACTTCCAAACTGGCCGAAGTGGTTTGGCTGTTGGTGGAACCGGCTTGCGCCCTGGCGGCGGCGAAGGTCTTCGCGCGGCTAACCCCGAGCTGGAGGCGTATTACAACGCCATCGCACAGCAAGACGCCGCTCTGGCCGCTTCAGCTCAAGAAGCTGGGCAACGTCAGTTGGCGTTTGGCACGGGGCTGTTTGGCACCGGCGCGCAACTGTACGACCTGTACGGTCGTGGTCTTGTTAGCTCTCTGGCGCCGTATGAAGCCTATCTGGGTGGCGCGCAGAGTCTGGAAGCTCTGGGCCAGCAGCCGCTGGAGCTGGGGTCGGCTCTGGGCGGTCGGATCGCCAACCCGACAGGTGCTAACGCGCTACTGCAAGGCGGCATGGCGGCGGCGCAGTCTGGATACGCCGCGAACGCTTATAACCCGTTTGCTACCGCGTTGACCTCGTTTGCGTCTAATCCGGCGGCGGTGCGAGGGTTGCAGGGGATGTTTAGCCCTTCCGCGCAGCAATCTTGGGCTAACGATCCAAATAGATACTCAGCGTACAACACGCCCGGATACGGCTATGGCAATCAAGCTCTAAATTCGCAGTTCTTTGGTTTTGGTACTGGCGGAGATTAAAAATCATGGCAACCGATATCGTCCAATCCCTGTTTGGCGTGACGCCAGAGATGTACCAGCAGCGTCAAGCTGCTGCGGCTGACGAGCGTGCGCTGGCCATCTCGCAGCTCAACCCCATGCAACGCGCTGAGTTCAACATCGGCCGTGGCGCTTACCAATTGGCGGGTGCACTGGGTGGGCCTGACCCCGAGTTGCAGCGCATCAGTGCTCGTCAATCCATCGCCAAGCAGATTGACTTCAATAATCCTGCCTCAATTCAGCAAGCCATGACTACGCTCCAGCGTTCTGGTAATATTGCTGGTGCAATGCAACTGATGCAAGTTGCTGACCAGGCAACGCAGCGTCAAGCTCTCCAAGCAGAACGCGAACAAAAGGCACGTTTACTTAGCCAAACGCAGTTGGCCGAGCGTATTGCTCAGAGCGCGTATCGACCCGGTGAAGAAGCATACATTCGGGAAGGGCGCGCACTGCGTGATGATGAAGGCAATCTCATGCCTGGGGCTGTTGCGACTGCTTCATCCTACGATATCAAACGAGTTACGCCTGAACTTCTGGCTCTTGGCGCTCCTGGCCTTGCTCAACTCAAAGCAATCACTGAGGCGCAAGCCTTCACTCAGCCTAAGTACGAGAAGGCCGGTGATGTTTGGTACAAGATTGAGCCGGGTCAAGCCCCTGTGCCGATTGGCGGTGTCTTCAAGAAAGGCGAGAAACTTGCTACTCGGGATGCACAAGGTGGTTGGGCATATGTCAGCCCGACTGGCGGTGCAACTCCTGTCGCTGCAAACGAGAATCCGATTTCTGCATTGATTGGCGGGAAAGCAATTCATCCGACCGTGTTGCCTTACGCGAATCAGTTGGCTCGCAGCTTTCCAGGAATGGATTCTGAAGATCAAGATAAAGCGATGGCAACATTGACCCGTATCAATAATGATGCGGTCAACACTGAAGCAAATCGTGGTTTCCGTGAGGCTCAACTGCGTGCATCTGCTCAGACTGCTGAGTTGAATAGAGAACTTATACAGCTTCGCATTGATCAAGCTAGGCGCACGGCTGAAACAGCACAAGATGGAAAACCTCTTCCGGTTCCTGCTATTGAAAAACTGTCAAAGCAATCTGATGGAGTTTCTAAACAGGATGATTTGCTCTCATCCTTCAAAGACGATTTTGTTGGCTATAAACTAAATACCGTTGGCCAAGCAGATATTGCACTTGCGCTGCGTTCTGATGATCCTGATCGTCTGGCTCTTGGTAGCTGGTGGCAGAAGTATCAAGAAAACATCAACAAAGTTAGGAACGATTTGTTTGGTGCAGCTCTGACTGCGTCTGAAAAGGCTGAGTTTGAGAAAGCAATGGTCACTCCTGGCATGAGTGCTCAAGCGGCAAGAGCTAACTTGCAACTCCAAGCAGAGGCCGCTCGTAAGGCTTATGAAAAGGTCACGGCTGGATTGGTTGCTAACGGGTATAGCAAGTCAGGCGTTGCTTCAATGTCTCCGTATGCAACGATGGCTCCCGCAGCACCTAGTGCTACACCTTCCGCCCCAGCAGCGCCAACACCTCTGCCTGGTGGCGCAACGGTTCGTCGAGTTCAATAAAGGAAAATCATGGCTGATTTTGTTTACGAAATCGACATTCCCAATCGTGGGACTGTTCGCGTTAGTTCTCCTACCGAACTGACCGATGCACAAGCCTATAAGATGGCGATGGATAAGCCGTATTCGGCCGGTGAAGTTGCAACCGGTGCGATCACCAATTTGCCTTCATCTGCAATGAACGTGGCGAAAGGGCTATATGAGGCTGTCACCAGTCCCGTGCAGACTGTCAAAGGTTTGATGGATATTGCCGCTGGCGGTCTTCAGAATCTTTTGCCTGAAAACATCGTCAAGTTTGTTGGAGAAGACAAAGCGTCTCGTGAGATGGCTAACCAAGTTGGTAAGTTTTACACCGACCGATACGGAAGCCTTGAGGGCGCAAAACGCGCCATTGCCAACGACCCTGCTGGTGTTATGGCGGATCTGTCTACGTTCCTGACCGCTGGTGCAACGCTGGCGCCGAAAGGCGCTGTGGCCAGCAAAATGTCGCAGACGGCCCAAATGATTGATCCTTTGCAAATTGCGGCAAAGGGAGTAGCAGCGGCTGGCCGAGGTGTCGCTCCTGTAATCGGCATGACGACTGGCGTCGGAACTGAGGCAGCAAGGCAAGCAGTGCGTGCTGGTCTTGAAGGCGGTGATATTGGCAAACTCTTCATTGAGAACTTGCGCGGCAATGTTCCTACTGAGGCTGTGCTTGATGTGGCCAAGCAGAATCTTCTGGCGATGAATGCTGATAAGCAGGCTGCTTATCGCGCCAACATGGCCAGTGTTAAAGCAGATAAAAGCATTTTGAATTTTACTGGCATTGATAACGCAGTAAACAATGCTGAAAATTTTGTCACATTTAAGGGACAAGTCACAAATAAAGCAGGTGCTGATACTCTTGCAAAGATTCAATCTGAAATTACAAATTGGAAGGCTTTGAATCCTAGTGAGTATCACACTCCTGAAGGGTTGGATAAACTTAAACAGGTAATTGGCGGAATCATGGAGGATATTCCTCCTAATCAAAAACAGTCTTATACCGCTGCAAAGAGCGTGTATGACTCAATCAAAAAAGAAATCACAAACCAAGCTCCTGAATACGCAAAGGCGATGAAGGAGTACAGTGACGCAAGCGATCTCATTCGTGAGATTGAGCGTTCTTTGTCGCTTGGACAAAAAGCATCCGCAGACACTGCAATGCGTAAATTGCAGTCTCTGATGCGGAACAACGTCCAGACCAACTATGGAAGTCGCATCAATCTTGGTCGTCAGCTAGAAGCTGCTGGCGGTCAAGAGATGATGCCCGCCTTGGCTGGTCAAGCCATGAGCGAACTGGCTCCTCGTGGGCTGCAACGTGCAACGGCTGGCCCATCTGTCATTGGCGCTTATGGCACCTTTGGTCTTCCTGGGGCCGTTGGTATGGCGACAGTTTCTTCGCCTCGTCTAATGGGCGAGGCGTTGTATGGCGCTGGTACTGTTGGTCGTGGTGTCTCTCGTGCTACTGGCGTTCTGCCTGACGCAAATTACCCCGCCATCACCAACGCCGCCTATCAGGCTGGATTGTTGGGCACTAACCTGCAACTGTCTGAAGAGATGCGTAAGCGTCAACGAGCGGCTGGATTGTTTACGCAATAAATTCCACTCGCCATCCAATGAGCGACGAGAAGATCAACCACAACAGCCTGATCGAGAAGGTTCTCGGATACGTCGATTCCCCGTTCAAGCTGTTTGCCATTCTTTTGATGGCGATCTTCGCGTTCACTGGTTACTTCATTTGGCAGAACCAAGCGTTTTTGCTTGGAGCGTATAAGGAGCAGAAGAAGCTACCCGCCATCGCAGAGGATCGCGTAGAGGATGTCGCGGCGCACTTGTTCAAGAACACCGACGCGCAGGTTGTGGCGATCTTCAAGGTCAATCCGATGTTCGGAACCCGCGTACTGCATCGCGCGTATACGAAACAGGGGCGCGAGAAGGAACACGAAGGCCTAGATGTCGGGCTGTTTACCTCCAACATCGCCAACAATCGAGATGTCGTGGCGCTGATGGCGGGCGAGATTCCGTGCGGCCACTACAAGACGGCGCAAAGCGAGATCGGCCTTTGGTACATGGAAAAGGGCATGACCTACGGGTGTCGGGTTGGCGTACCGCCGGAGCCGGGCAAGCTGGTCGGACAGATCACCGTAGGCTGGAAAGAGGAACCGCCGGATGTCGATGCGTACCGCGTCCTTCTGCAAATCGCAGCAACCATGTTGTCAAGGAGTAAACAGTAATGGAATGGCTCAAGCAAATTGCACCCACTGTCGCTACTGCGCTGGGAGGCCCACTCGCTGGCATGGCAGTCTCTGCCATCTCTAAAGCAATCGGAGTTGATGAGGACAAGGTCAGCGACCTGATCAAAGACAACAAGCTAACCGCAGAGCAGATCGCTCAGGTCAAGATCGCTGAGATCGAACTCCAGAAACAAGCGCAAGAACTGGGGCTTAACTTTGCCAAGCTGGAAGTGGATGACCGCAAAAGCGCCCGCGATATGCAGGTGGCGACCCGTTCTTGGATACCGCCTCTGCTGGCGGCGGCGGTAACGGCTGGCTTCTTCGGCATC